ATGATAAAGAAAAACATATTTTCTTATTTGACTCGTTGTCTAATATTGTTAAAGAAGAATTTTACGATAAGCCAGAAAGTGGTAAAGCAATGGGCTTGTCGGCTAGATCGCAGGGCTATTTCTTGCAGAAGTTAGTAAACTATCTTCATAAAGAACGAAACATCATGTTGTTTGTCGCTCACCAAACTGTTGATCTTAGCGGGATGTATGCTATTACTAAAGCCAAAATGGGCAATACTGTTCACCACAACATGTCTAACATTGTCAAATTATTCTTGTCTATGTCTAAAAGTGAAATGGAACGAGAAGATAATAATATGATCACAAGTCAGAAGGCAACTTGGACAGTTGAAAAGACAAAACAATGTCCTACTATCGGCAGCACAGGCTATTACTATGTTCTTCCTCAGATGGGTCAGATTGATACAAAGAGAGAGTTGATTGATATTGCTATTGATATGGATATTATTCAGCGCAAAGGTGCTTGGTATACCTACAAAGAAAGTAAATGGAATGGTTTATCAAGTATTGAACTCTCCAATAAAGAAGTTGTAGAGCTGGAAAAAGCAATCAAGGGATGAAAAGAACAGAAAAGGAAGAGATAAAAAAAGATAAAGCCAAGGCTGTCAAAAATTCTGGTCGTGGACTTAAGAAAGGTGATGCTTCTTTGAATAAGTTTTTAGTTGATTATAAACATAATGGGAAAAGTTTTACTTTAAATCTAAAAAATTGGAAGAAGATGAGAAAAGATGCTTGGCTTTCTAATTATAAATATCCTTGCATTTCTGTTGTATTAGGAGAGGATTCGGAGTCTAAGGTTGCTATCATAGATTGGGATGTCTTTAGAGAATTAGTAGAAGGAACAGACTATGAGTAAGTTACAGAATTATAAGTTTTTTTGTGATAAGCTGTCTTCTTGGAGAGCTTTTGGGGTAAGTTTTAATTGGGATGATGGCCATTATGTCGGGATATATCTTTTTAAGATATTTGTCGGAATTCATAAGCCGCATATCAAGCAAGCAATGGTCAAAACAGAAGATTTAAGAAAGGATTTGTAAATGGCTGATATTATTGTAAGTAAAGAAATAATTACATCAATGATGGGGGATAAGGCAGGAGAATTTCTAGAATGCTTGCGCATTGTAGAGGATATTATTGAAAACCCAGATCAATACCTGGGCATGCAAGCTATTAAGTCAGCAAATACTCTGGCAGCATACCGAACCCTTATGATTGTTAAATCACAAGTTTTTAAAAGAAAATCTGCCGTAATGAATGAGCAAGATAAATTTGTTAATGATATATGGAAAACAATGTACGAAGCTCTAGGAGAAAATATAAACGCATTAAAACTTGCGGGAAAAGGTGGTTATAACCAATGAAATCATTAAAAGCGTTGAGAGTCAAGAAGGAAGAAGTTGTTGAAAACAGTGTTGAAGCAGTCATTTCCGGTAGTGAGCTTGAAATATCTTTAGTTGAGGCTGTAGACGAGCATCTCTCAAAGAGAAACGAAGTTGCCTTTAAGAAGGTGAATGGGTTTCACCCCAGCTATACAAACCAGTGCAAACGGTATTGGTACTACTTGTTTAACGGTGTAAATACCGATGTTGACTTTAGACCGCAAACTTACCGAATATTTGATAACGGTCATGCTGTTCACGACAGACTTTATAATTATTTTAGAGAAATGGGGATTTTGATTAATGAAGAAATTCCTGTGACATACTCATCACCCCCAATTGAGGGGACTGCAGATGGTATAATTAATTGGTATGGTGAAAAACTGATTGAATTAAAATCTATTAGTTCAGAAGGATTTCACTATAGACAAATTTATAAAAAACCAAAAGATGAGCACTATAGGCAAGCTCAGATATATATGGAATGTTTAAATCTTGATAGTGGTTTTGTTATTTATGAAAATAAAAACAATCAAGAATTGTTGCCGATATATATAGAAAAAGATCAGGCTTTTATAGATAAGTTGTTTAAGAAATATAGGGAAATTTACGGAAGTCATGTTCAGCAAATTATCCCCGAGAGGCCTTACAAGATAACATCTAAACACTGTCAATCTTGCAATGTGCGCTCTCTTTGTTGGTCTGGTGAAAATGACGAAGGAAAAGCGGGTCTGCAAGAACAAGAAATGTTCTAAATCTTTTATTGCGAAAGTTTACAATAGTATATATTGTTCTTCTGAATGTAGAAGGATTGTAACTAATGATAAACTTTTAAAAGCTTACCATGATAAGAAGAAAAATAAAAACAAACCTAGAGTTTGTGCTACAAAAACTTGTACAACAGTACTTTCTACTTATAACAAAGAAAACATTTGCGAACTTTGTAAACAAAAAAGATTTGTTAAAAGATTAGCCGGGTGGGGTTGGGATGAGGACAAGCTAAATGAAGAGCTTAACTCATGAGTATCAAGAGTATATCTTCATCGCAGAACCCGAACAGGATCATCGCAATAGATCCGTCATCTCATTCTCTTGGGTGGGCTATTGTTGATATAAGTAAAACTGAATTAGTCGCTTATGGGAAAATATCGTTAACAAAAACTCAAGACGTATCTGTTAAATTTGATCAAATATTTTCTGGACTTACTGAAGTTTGTTTAAAGCACAAGCCATCTGTTGCGATTATTGAGCAATCTGTTTATATTCAGAATTTTCAGACGAGCAGGATTATATCTTACATCATCGGGTATACCTGGGGTGTTTTGTCTAGGCACTGTGAGAAGGTGATAGACATCAATCCAATGTTGTGGAAAAGAGGAATTGGGTATGTCAATATTTCTAAAAATGATAAAGAAAGAATAAAGAATGACAAATCTAAAGGTTCTTTTGAATCAAAAAAGAAAAAAGAAAGAAAAGATAGAGTTAATAAAATAGTTTTGAAACATTTTCCAATTGAAAAAATAGATGATGATGATATAGTTGACTCAATTGGTATTGCTTTGTGGTATCATTTAATGGTAGGTAAAAAATGACTTTAGACCCTTATAAGGATAAAACTTGGCTTTATGAGCATTATGTCAAGAAACGAATGAACTTGACTGACATAGTTAAGTTATTAAATCAAACATATAATATTGAAATCACTCCTCAGGCTTTGTATAACTGGTGTAAAAAATATGATTTGTTGAAATTTAGAGGCAAAGGTCGCAATCTTAATAAAGGTGCAGCGTCTAGAAGGCCTCAATCTCCTATGCAAAAGATGGTAGAATTAAGAAAAAGAGAGCAAAGAAAAATGAACATGGCTAGAAAAAAGAACATGGGTGGAAAATGAACAAATCAGTTGGTATAAGCGATATACATCTTTTTACTGAGCTTGATATGGTTTACAATCAAGTTCGTGTATTAGAGGCAAAACAAAACGAAACTAAATTCAAATGTTTGGGTTCTGGGCAATGTTGCAAGATTGGTCTAATTCTGCCAATGATGGAATGCGCAAGCATTGCTTTTAATTTGAATAAAGAGTATTACCTGAACCTTGAAAATAAAGGTAGGGTTTTTGCTGACGAATGGTTCAGTAAGGTTAAAGAATCGCTCATATACGCTCTCAGCGATCCTGATTGGGTGTGGGGAGGCGAGACTAAGCGTCATTGTGCTTTCTATAAAGGTGGGTGCACAATCTACGGCTACAGGCCTTTAGTGTGTCGCTCTTTTGGGACAATCACTGGTGTTGATGAATATTGCCCTCGGGAAAGAAATGCTTACGGGAATATAGATTTTTATGCTGGGCAGCCAATTAAAGATTTGGTTATGCAATTCCAAAACTTATTGAAGAAGTTTGCTAAAGGTAAAGATAAAAGTTTTGACACAGTTGTTTATATGCCATTAGGTGTTTTAAGTTTTATTCTTAGCGTTGAAGAAATGATAGAACTTGAAAAAGTTACTGACGACAAAATGTGGAAGGCTGTTCAAGGGTGGTTTAATTACAGAGTTCACTATGTAAAAGAACACGGAATGACTTTAGAAGATCTTACAAAAGAAGCATCTGAAGCCGGCGGTCAGATAGCTTTCAGAACAAAGGAAGATGAAGATTAATATCGGAGATATTTATGTCTAATACTGAATTATCTAAAACTAAAACTTTTGTAGATAAAATTAAAGATGTAGAAGAGGTTGGCTTGCTTCATGTTAAAGGCTATTCAAAAAACGAAATAGCAACATTGATGTCTTTGAGCGTTAATGAAGTAAAGGAGTATATTCAGGAATATAAACTTATTTTAAACAGAAGTGCCGAAGATGATCCTTATTTCCTTGAAAGAGTTCAATTTAATACTTTAAAAGCTTTACAAGAGTTTGATGAACTAAGCAAAGAGGCTTGGGAGACAATTAATATTGCTACAGATCACGGTATGGTGGCGGCTAGAATACAAGCAATTAAACTTGCCGGGGAGATTGCAACAAAGAAAGCTCAGTTGCACAAGCTTATGGGCGCTGGAAACCAAGCTGATACTGAGTACATTCAGAGAATGCAGAAAGCTGAAAATGTTAATCAAATTTTGTCTAAAATTTTAAGAGATGTTATCTCCAAACATCCAGCGATTGCTGAAGAAGTAAGAAGAGAATTGGAAATTGCTTTTCAAATAATGGGCAAAGAAACTATTGTCATAGAAAACGAAGATCAAAATGGCTCATAATTTGAGAACCACTTTTGCCCCTATACCCCCTACCTCTCAGAATTTGAGAACTGCTTTTGGGCCTATACCCCCTACCTCTCAGAATTTGAGAAGGCTTTTTAAGGCTATAGGGGCATATCGCCAGAATTTGAGACTGTATTTTTGCCCTATTGGGATTAAGTTGGGAT